ACTTTAACTTTTTTGTTTATAAAGTGAGCAATCTTTGCCTTTGATAATGCAACATCATAATCACCAGGAATAATTTTCATATTCTCAGCCTTAACATATGCAGTAAACTCTAAATCTGTTTCACCTACTGTAATAGATGATTCATTTGAGTTACTATTCTTTTTATCTAAAGCAACTAATTTAATTTTGCCTTTTTCACCTTTAAATGCAATATCAGGCAGACTTAAATTTGTATATAACTTTTTAACAGATTCATAATCACTATTGTTTAGTGTAAATGTAACTGTCTTATCTGGCATTGATATTTGTTTTGAAGGATATCTTAACGTAGATTTATCAGCAAACGCATATCTAGCTGATAATGTTGTTTTTTCATCTTGTATTTTTAAATTAGCAGAACCGTTAAACTTTAAAACTGGTTGTTGAAAAGAATCTAATGCTCTTAGAAACTCTGGTAGATCATATACACCAAATTCAGTTTCAAACTGTTCTTCAACGTCTGCCTTTGCCATAATGTTTTTCATAGTTGACATTGTACTTAATGTCTTACCAGGTGTAAACAAAATGTTAGCATTAATATCTGAGAAATTTCTCAAAATACTAATTGTATTATCACTTATTTTCATTATTATATTTTCTCCTTATCATTATTTAATAGTAGTATAACATAATGAATTGCTTTTAGCAAGTCTTTACGATTACGACCACCTTTCTTACCATACCTTGACAAATATTTAATTGCATTGGCTTGGCAAAAATCACTTTTAATACCTATAGACTTTAATAAATCTAAAACTTGAATACCATCTTTACCTGATGAGTAATGTTGGCCGTAAGTTGATTTGATATAGTCTAGGATTTCTTTACAGATTTTATCTTCATTAAATTTCATAATATAATTATAACACTTAAATTAACAAAAGTCAATTAGTTAGCAAACCAGTTCATATAAACTAGATATGGAACTAAAATAGGATAAACAACGTGTTCAATCACTTCATATATTACTAATGCTGTTAAAGCAATTGCCCACCATTTAGATGTTTTAGCCTTGTTTGAAACATAGCCAAAAACTTTACTATGCCATTTTCCTATTTTTTGTACTACTGTGTTCATATATTATTTCCTTGATTTAATGATTGTAGATATTTTAATACGTTTTCTGGTGCACTTACGCTATAAGGATCACCTGTTGTATTATCACCTTTACCTGGTTCTTCAAATAAGACTTCTACTCTACCATTGTTTACAATAGCAGCATATCTCCACGATCTCATTCCAAAACCTGCACCTGTTTTTTCTACAAGCATATCAACTTGATCTGTAAAGTCACCATTACCGTCTGGTATAACTTTTACGTTTTGAAGTTTTTGATCAGCTGCCCAAGCATTCATAACAAACGAATCATTTACTGATAAACAATAAATGTCATCTATACCGTGTTCTTTAAACACGTCTGCTAACTTTTCAAATCCTGGTAGTTGTTTTGATGAGCAAGTTGGTGTAAATGCACCTGGTAAAGCAAACAATATAACTTTTTTATCTTTAAAATATGTGTCAGTATTTGTTTCTGTCCATTCACCAAGTGATCTTACTTTAAAATTTATATCTGGTAACTTATCACCTTGTTTCATAATATTTTCTCCTTATAATAATATAATTACATATAGTTTACACTATATTGTTAAAATTGTCAATACTCTATTACCAGTTGTTATTTGCCTTTGGTGAATAATGACTTAAAATCTTACCTTTATTTGAGCCTTCTTTGACAGTATAACCTGCTGTTCCACCAGCATTTATATTTACTTCTTTTCTAGCAGAAAACAAAGTCAAGTTTTTTCTATCAATTTCTTGTTTTTTTGTGTAAGATTCTAATACTCTTGTATGTCTATCCATGACACCCTCCTATCTAAAGTTAGGTGCGTTCCTTCGGCGTTGCCTACTTCCGTCCTTTTGGGATGAACGATATAAGTATTTATATCTGGTATGCGTTTGAAACATACCAGATATTGGTTTTATTATTATTTAATATTAATTGTTCTTGGTTTTTTAGACTCTGGAACAATTCTTTCTAAAGACACTTTTAAAAGACCATCTTTTAATTCAGCGCCTTTAACTTCAACATCATCAGCAATTGTAAAAGATTTAGAGAAGTATCTTTTAGCGATACCTTTGTGGATTACTCCATCCTCGTCTTTATCTTTAGTAGCTTCTACTACTGATTTGATATTTAGCATACCATCTTCCATATTAATTTCAATATCTTTTTTATTGAAACCAGCAAGAGCTAGTTCAATATCATAGGTGTTTTTACCTGTCTTTACGATATTGTATGGTGGGTAATTTATATTAACCATTTCGTTGAAATTGTGGTCGTCAAACATTCTTTCAAAATGATCGAACACATTATCAAACCCAACGGTTACTGGTCTTAGTTGATTGAATATACTTAATGCTTTATTAGTCATAATTAACCTCCTTGTTTAAGCAAAGTTATTTCTTTATAAAATGAAGACCCATTTGGCGTCTTCACGTTTATTTATATAAGTACGATTTGTAGAATTACAAGTGGTCAATTCTGTCGCACTTAAAAAATAAGTGGTAGTTTCCTTTTGTCACGGAGTTAAACTACCAAAGATCACCGATTTGTGTGGGTAGTTTTAGATTAAAATCAAGGCACTACCCTAACCTATCTATACCTCTACAAGGTCTTATGAATTGCCTTGTAGTAATAATATATATAATCAATAAACACAGACGGCATAGAATTCCTTATATTCTTTTAACTTTAACGCCTTTAACCCAACGATACCCAAGCAATTCGTCATTTGCTTTTTGCATTTTTCTAATAACTTTAGCTCGTTCTTTGGCCTTTTCACGTTTTTTTTCAGATGGTTTAGAAAAATATTGTTTATCTTTTATTTCTTGTACAATACCTGCCTTTTGTACTTTTTTCTTTAGTACACGCATAGCCTTTTCTAAATTGCCACCTCTTACTTCAACTGTAATTGACATCTATTATTTACCTCCCATCTCATTCTTTGGTTGTTTCTCCCATACAGGAGGGTTGTTACCACCTACATCAAAGTCGTGGTATGAACCTTTTTTATAAGTCTTGTAATCAGGTCTTGGTGCTTTACCAGTTAAACCTTTTTCAATATCTTGTTTTGTAAAAGCAGGTTTTTTAGATTTATCTAAACTGCCTACATTAGTAGGATAACCTGGTTTTAATTTTTCTATTTTGCCACCTTTAGCTAAAAATTCTTTCATCAATCTATCACGTTCCTCTTGTGACGTTTTTGGTTTTATTGTTTCTAAACCACTATTATCTTTAAAGTTGCTCATTTTTTTCCTTTATATAAAAAGACTTGTGGGGACTTCTCCCCACAAGCGGACTTACACTATGAATAGATTTTAGACTAGACTTGGATATCCTCATCTTCGTCATCCTCACTATCATTGGAATTCTCTCGTAAAAGTTCTGCCTCGTCAGCCTTCTTTTTAGCCTCAAGGATATCTTCTACTGAAGCGCCACTATCAACTTTTGTATATAAATCTACAAATGAGTTTTTAGTGTCATCATCAAATCTATTAGTACATACTTGTATTGCCTTCATCTTGTTTTTAAAGATACCGTATGCCTCAGCAATATGTACAAGTCTTCTGGTACTGATTATCTCATCAACACCGCCGTCTTTGTAGGTCTTTCTAATCACATCAGCCCACGTTACTAGATTGTGAGCAAACTTGTCATCAGACTTACCAGCAGATTTTAATTTTGTACTAACAATTTTTTCTTCAATCTTAGCACTTGGATATTCTTGTTCAAATGTAACAGGAAATCTCTCAAGGAATGCCTCGTTAAGAACATTAGTACCGATAAACTTACCATCATCACTACCTTGACCTTTGGTGTTAGCAGTAGCAATCACGTTGAAACCAAATTTAGGTTTAACAAACTTGTTTATCTTTTTAACATACACACCAGAACCTTCAAGGATTGGTTGTAAACACATAATCTTATTTGAAGCAAGGTCAATCTCATCAAGTAATAAGATGGCACCTCTTTCCATTGCCTCGATTACAGGACCGTTTTGCCAGATAGTCTGGCCATCTCTTAATCTATAACCGCCAAGTAAATCGTCCTCATCAGTTTCAATTGTAATGTTAACTCTAATCATTTCACGTTTTGCCTCAGCACACGCCTGTGTTACAGCAAGTGTCTTACCGTTACCAGAAAGACCTGTAATGAATACAGGATAGAATTTTTTAGATTTTACAATACTGTTAATGTCTGTATAGTTACCAAACTTAACAAAGTCAGTATCTTTAGCAGGAACTACGTTATCAGTTAAAGAGCTGACAATATATGCAGCCTTAGTATCATTAGTTGATTCAACTTTTGGTGTAGTTGGAATAGGGTCAGCAAAATCACCATTAATAGGTAGTTTGTAAACACCTCTATCAACTTTGTACTTATCAGATTTTAACCACGCAGGATTTGAAATCTTTTTAGATTTTACAAGGTCATTTATTTGAGCTCTTGTAACTGTATCAGATTTATATGTTTTATATAAAACTTCAACTACAGATTTTTGTTTAACATTTAAGTCCATAATATAAGTCTCCTTTTTCATAATGTTTATACATCCATCCTATCATTATTTAATAGAAAAGTCAAGCGTAAAAAAACGTTGATTTTACTTGTTTTTTTGACTATAGAAGGGCAAAAACTGTGCATTTATGCGACCTCCTTGATGAATTTTTGTAATAATATTCTGGATACGATTCGTCCTTTCATACCAGACATAAACATCTTTTTAAGTGTTCTCTTATCAGTTGAATCTGTAGTGTTATCAAACGTTGTATTTTTAACATTAGTATCAGCCTTAACGTAAAAGTAAACATCATAGCCGTTTTTAGTATCAGCAATACACTTGTCTTTAGTAAACATCTTTTGAGCAAGTGCCTGTTTATCATACGGTAGATACATTGTAAATCTTAAATCTCTAAATTTACTTACAAGATAAAAGCCAACAGTTTTAATGTTGTGTTTTTTCTTTAAGTATTTTAATAACTTTTGAGTCATACCAATTCTACCCCAACTATTACATTGAACGTGATTTTTACCAAGTTTAACCCATAAGTCACCACTATAATTACCTCTCATTGAATTAGCGCCACCATCTGTTAATGTAACAAGAGCAACTTTATCAGATTTGTAATCTTGTCTAAATTTAGGTATGATACTATCCATAGCAATTAACGACTCATTAAGAGGTGTAGAACATAGGTAATATTCTTTACAAGGACTTGTCATATAAGAGTCATCACTATCATAATATCTTCCGTAATGACCATTCCAGTATTTTGCCATTCTATGTAAGTATTTTGAAACAGCAAAGAAATCTGATTTACTTTGTTTATGTGAATACAAGTGAACCAATTTAGTAGTTTGATCACCTTCTACAGTTTGATTTGATTGTTCAAATGGAGGGTTTTTAGGATCATCATTCTCGTGGTTATTTACAAACTTGTAAACTGAAAACGGTATATTGATTTTTCTAACAAATAAAACTAGGTTGATTAATTGTTCAACCGTAGGTAATAAGTGTTTTTGCATTGAGCCAGACCAATCAAGTAAAAATATCATACCGTGATTTTTTTCATTAGGTACAATTGTAATTTTTTTGAATATATCTTCAGCAAACTTGTAAGTGTGTAATTTAAGTGGATCAATAATACCAGTTTTGTCTTGTGAAGCACGAGCATATAATCTAGCACTTTTTTTCATTTCAAATTCTTTAACAAGATAATTAACTACATTTGAAGAGTCTTTAATAAACTGTTTAGTTTTTTCTTCTAAGTTTTTGTTACCTTTAATATATAACTCAGCCTGTTCTCTAGCGTCATTTATCATATTATCTTTAATAAACTTTTTGTAAGGTATAATTAAATTTTTAAGATTAACTTTTGGTAAAACAACATAATGTCTTTTACTTGCCTTATTATCAAGTAATTCTTTTTTAACTGCTTCATCAAACGCAGCGTTAGTTTGTGATGTGATTGGAGTATTACCGCCAGCACCAAAAGGGTTACCAACATTAGCAGTTTTTTTAGATTCCTTATCATCTTTTTCATCTGATTGTTTAGCCAACCATTCATCAACTTTTTCATCTGTACTTTTAGATTCAGTAGATTCTGTTGATTCTGAGTCTTCAGATTTTTCACCTTCATCTTTAGGCATATAAACTTTTTGTAATTTTGGTTGTTTTTTTAATTCTTCTTTACAATAACCAAGTATATCTTCAGCAAGTTTTAGTACATCATCAAATGTTTTACAGTTATCAGCTGCGTCAACTAATATTTTTTCTTTTTTAGTAAAATTAATATTTAAAGTTTTTGATGATTTGTAGTATAGATTAATTTTATCAATAAGAGCATAATCATTTTGAATATTTTTGCCTTTAGTTTGAAAGAAATTATCTTTGTATAATTTAGCAAAACCTTTTAGGTAGTCATTAGTAAGACCAGGATATTTCTTTTGAATTAACTTGTCAATTCTAACATCTTCCAATACGTTAACAAATGATCTAAATTCATCAGATCGGTTTTTCATATCTTTCCATGATTCTGCTGGGGTATGTAAAGCGTGAGATACCTCGTGGCCAACCAACATATCATAAACGTGTTTAGATTTTTGTTCTTCTTTAAAAATAGGGATTGTCAATATTCTGTTAACTACATCAAACGAAGCAGTAGCAACAGCATTTTCTTGTACAGCAATATTTTCTGTTGCAAGTAATTTTGCCAATTGTGATTTTTTATTCATAGTGTTATCTGTCATATACTACTTATGCTACCGTATATTGACATAAAAGTCAAGCGTTTAAAATCACGTATTTACTAGGTTTTTAAAATTATTTTTGAGAACAAAACAAGAACATTTGTTTTTTTACTTGATTCCAATGAATATTGGCTCATATTTTCTACCTGGAATGTCAGGTCTTGCGAATCGCCCTATGTAATTGTTCTTTTGTTTAGACTCTATCGAATCACCTTCTAGTGTTGATTGAGTTTGTGTGCCTTGTTGTGTTGATAAAGACAACCACCATATTTGTATATCTTTAAATCCTGCCTCTACCATACAGTCGTAAGTGTCTTCTTCAAAGGTTTTATACGATTTTACGTTTGCAACATTAAAGCCTGCATACTTACCTGGTTTTAAACCACGATATGCATTTTTAATTGTCTGTAATAAAAACCCATTACGCCATTGATCTTGTACTGGAAACTTTTTAAATGATTGTTCTTCTTCATCGCCATATTGTTCGTGTCCTAGATAAGGTGGACTTGTAAATACAAAGTCTAAACTATTTTCTTCAGGTATATATGTTTCACTACCTTGTCTTAGTAGTGTGTATTTTTTATGAGAGTGACCATATTCATCTCGTATTTTTTCTAAACCTGCATAAGTAGGAACGCAAGGGTCAGTACCTATATAATTAACCCCAGCTGCAATTGCACCCATTAAACGACCCCCATATCCCATACTAGGATCCCATACTGTACCTGCTTCTGTGCCTTCTAGTGGACTATCTTTATCTACAAATATATCATATAAGGTTGCGGCTGCTGTAGGTCTAAAATTAGATACCATTTGAGTACCACTATAACGTCTTAACATTGCTCTCATATCTGAGTCTGTTATGTTGTTAGCACTTTTTTGTTTAAAGAAAGTTCCTGTTAAAATCTTATTAATACCTTTTTCTAAATGTTCTTCATCTTCCCATATCTCCATAGGTGTTTTCATTTTACCACATTTAACACTCCATGCGTGTGGCATATATGACCACGCAAGTGATAGACCGTGTGTTGATTGACCTATGATTTGATTTTTTGCGTCTAGTATTGTATCTCTATTAAAAGATAAAAGATTTTGATATTCTTTATCTTTCCATTTCTTGTCTGTGGGATAGTAGGGAAACCCTTTGTTCTTTTTCCAGTCTTTAATTACTTCTTTTGCGTTTGACATATACATTACCAGGTATTGTTCCTTTTGACCAATTTGTTTTTCCGATCAAATTCATATTCATTTTAACATAAAACTTGTTGGCTGTCAAGTTGTCAGCTCTAACTGATAAAAACACGTTTCCTGGGCAGTATTCAAAAAAACTGTTTAATATTGATTGGGCGTTTCCTGAACCTGGCGAATCACTTGCAATTTGATGTAGTACAGTATCGCCTCTTTCTATCTGTACATCACCTATTTTTTGTTTTCTTTTTGCGTGGTGAAAAACTATGACTACTCCATCTTCTAAAATAATCTGTTTTCTTTCTATTTGTATCTTTAAATGGTCTGTTCTTACGTGTGGAAACCATTTTCTGTGTTGTTTAAATACATTATATACTTTTTCAAAGTCTTTTTTTCTTGCAAACATCATTTTATTATCTCCACTTTACTTTCAGTTTCTATAACAACCCTAGCACCACAAGAAAGAATAGGACTATCATTCCCGCCGTATATAACCTTTGAGGGTCCGAGAATAGCCACTTCGTGGCAATAGTCATTCTTACGACCTTGCTTAACTGTAATAACTGGATCATTTCTTTCATTTTTTTTATTACTTCTTATAACGTGTTGGTTTACGTGAATATAAGTTTTTTTAGCTTTCATCTGCTTGACTTAGTAAATTTTTTAGTTTAGGATTATTAAAGCAATCTACAACTAGGTGTAATCTGTCAAAATCTGCTTTGTTGTGTACAGCGTGTGGTTTAGAAACATCTGTATAATAATATTTACCTGTTTCTAAATTAAAATGAAACATATCTTTTCCTTCCCACAAATAAAAATGTACATTGTGATTTGTTTTTAAAGGAATATGTATTCTTATAATATTACCATCTTTTATTTCTTTATCAACTTTGTCTGTGTGTTTTTTAATTGAGGTGCCTGCTTTCAATCTCATTACACGTACTCTTTCAAATTCAGCAGGTATCTGTAATAATATTTCTTTAATTGGTAATAATTCAGGTTGTTCATATAGATGTGTCCAACGTAATGGCTGATCTTCTACATCACTTTTTAATACACCTGGTTTTAAGATATTTCCTATATCATCACTATATCCTCTAATTGATATAGCATCCCAATCACCCTTTGCATTATATTTTGTTTTTACAGCTGAATATTCTAAGTTATTTAAAAAACTTACAGCCTCTTTTAAACTATTTTTGTAGTGAGGTAAATCTAACTCTTTGCAGATTGACGTTTCCATAATTCTTGTACCTTTTTTATTTCTTTGTTTCTTTTTTTGATAGCGTAATCTAATTTAAACTTGCTTACTTTTTCGGTAAATACAATGCCTTGCATATGATCTAGTTCGTGTTGATAACATCTACTTACAATACCAATCATATCTTCTTCTTGTTCTTTTAGTTCTTCATCAAGGTATTTAACCTTTACAGCACTAGGTCTTTCTATATCCAAGAATAGAAAAGGAAAAGTTAAACATCCTTCTTTAAGTCTTGTAGTTTGTTTACTTGCTTCAACTATTGTAGGATTAATACAAGTCCACTTTTTACCTTTGTGTATTTCTGGATGAGCTCCCATTACAAACATTCTATATGGCTTACCAACTTGATTAGCTGATAATCCGATACCACCATATTTTTTCATAGTTTCAAACATATTATCCACAAACTCTTTTAGTTCTATTTTTTCTTGTTTCTTAAAAGTTTCAATATCAAAAGGTGCTATACTTGATAATACTCTTGGATCTGTTGGTGGTAATAGTTCATATGTCATTGTGCTAACCTCGTAAAGTTTTTGTACTTCTCAAATTTAATTATGTTTGTGAATTTATCAAACAATATATCTCCTTTATGTGATATAATAAATGTGTTTTCGTTTGTTAATGTTTTAAGTATTTTAAAAAAGTCTTCAGTACCTTGACCATCTAAACTACTGTCAAATATTTCATCTAATATTAGAAGGTTTGTATTTGTACTATTTTTCATTTTGGCAATAGTTCTCCATGTAAACAATAAAGCAAGGTCTATTCTAAGTTTTTCACCTTCACTAAAACTATTGTAATTAAAGGTATCTCTAAATCTACTTTTAATTGTTTCGTTAAATTCTTCATCTAAATGAAAGTTAACAAAGAAATCCATAGATTGCAAATATTTATTAATTAAGTTATTCATTATAGGCAGATACTTCTTAATGATGTTAGCTTTAACACCTGTATCATTTAATATTTCTCTAGCAATGTCAATGTATTTTTTTTCTTCTATGGCCTTTTCTTTTTCTATGTTTACAGATTTTAACTCATCTTTTATTTGTTCTAACTGTTGAGCCACTTTATTTGTGTTTTGTGAATCTGATTCTAGTTTAGTAATTTCGGTATCTAGTCTATTTGAGTGTCTATTAATTTCTGAAATAGAAGTGTTTATTTTTGCTACAGATATATTTAATTCTGATAGCTTCTGACTTATTTTATTTAACTCTTTTAACTTCTCATCTGTTTTACCTTTTTCATCAAATAATTTTTGTAGCCCTAGTTCTAATTCGTTGATTTTGTTTGCTTCACTATTAATCTTATCTAGTTTAAACTGTTGGTCTATTGGCTGTGTACACGTAGGACAACTGTCATTGTTTTGAAAAAATGATAATGTTTTTCTGTGTGTATCTAAATTGTGTTCTATCTTTGATTCTAACTTGACCAACTCATTAGACTTTTTGTTATATTTTTCACCACTCCAAACCTCTGCCTTTGTAGAAATTATTTTTTCATTTAATAATTGTAGTTTTTGATTATATTCGTAATTACTTTGTTCGTTTTCTTTTAATTGTTTTTTTCTGTCCTCAATATCAGACGTATCTCTATTTTTTATTTCTTCAAAATGTTTTTTTTGTAACTCGTACTTTTCCTGCATTAAATCATATCTATGTTTAACATCAATAACAGATTTGTTTAACTCGCCTTGTTTTTGTCTTAATAATAAATCCATATGACTAAAAACTCTTATATCTAATATTTCTTCAACAACCTCTCGTCTATATCTAGCACGTAAATGCATAAACGGTTCATATGAGGTAGAGCCTAATATAACAACTTGACAAAAAGCACGATAGTTACATTTCAAAATGTTTTGCTCTAACATATTTTGATAGTCAACGTTTGAAGCATCCTGATTTAACAATACATTGTTACAATAAATCTCAAATTTGTTTGGTTTAATTCCTCTTATGATTTTGTATTTTTTATTGCTTGTTTCAAACTCACACTCTATTTCACAATCATTTAGGTTAATTGTATTTACTAGTTGTTCTTTTTTTATATCTCTAAACGGTCTATTAAATAGAGCAAAACATAATGCGTCAAGCATAGTAGATTTTCCTGCACCGTTTGTACCAATGATTAGTGTTGATGGTGCCTTTGCTAGGTCAACCTCTATAAACTGATTACCAGTAGATAGAAAGTTTCGCCATCTTAATTTTTTAAAATATATCATACTGTGTTGTCACTTGCCTCAATATAAATTGACTTTAGATATTCTTTTAGTTTGGTTTTGTTTACATCCGTTTCTATTTGATCAACATAATTATTTAGGAATGTAACTGTGTCTTCACCCATTTCAAGTATATCTTCTCTTACACTAGCTTTTATATCAGAATAATCTTCTATGATATTTAAGTCGTGTACTGTTATTTCATTATACAACCTTTCAACAAATTTGTCAAATACATTATTATTTGTTTTATTTAACACTATTAATTTTATAAAGTGATTGTTATATTCTGTTAAATCGTAGTTTTCGTAATCTTTCTTTTTGTCATCATATATTATCTTTTTATGTATGGTTAAAGGATTTCGTACCCTTGTTATTTCTCTTGTTTCGGTATCAAATATATGAAAGCCCTTTGGATCCTGATAGTCTGACCAGGTCATTTCATATTGAGCACCATTATAGTGTATCTGACCATCATCTGTATGTTTATGAAAATGTCCTGAAATTACTCTATCATATCTTTGAAAGTCTGATTTTGCTAAACCGTGTTCATTAATAACTCCGTTTTGCATTTCAATACCTTTTATTTCTAAGTGTCCCATTACTATTTCTGCTTTAGCTGTACGTAACATTTCCATGGAGTGATCATAGTTGTCATCACAAATCCAAGGTACAAATAATATAGGCGTACCATCAAAGTCAACTACAGTTGATTTAGAGTATACCCACGGTTCATTCTTTTTGTCGAAAGAAGAATATAAATTTTCTATTGCATTTACTTGGTTCGTATTTTTAAAGTATGTATCGTGGTTTCCTAAAATTACGTGAGTGTCAATTTGTTCTTCATATAAACGATCCCAAAATTGTTTTCTAAAAATAGAGGCTGTTTGAAAGTTAATAAACTTTCTTCTATCAACAACATCACCTAAATGAACCAGTGTTTTAATGTTGTGTTCTTCTAGGTATGGAAAAAAGATTTCATTATAAAATCTTAATTGATAATTTCTAAATGCTTCACTATCATTACGAACACCGAAGTGTGTATCATTCAACAATGCAATTTTCATTATATATCTAGGACGCTTGTATAAGTTCTTTTCTTTCTTTTTTTAACTCTTATCTCATTCGCTGTAGGTTGTTCCTCAGTTGAGGGTTTGTTTTTTCTTAAAAATTCTAAGAATTGATTTTTGTAATCATTATTTGTATCACCAGGCAACACAGCAAATTCATCTATATTAGCCTGTTCAATCATTCTATACTTAATGCTTGATTGTTTCTTTTCTTTTTGTATTCTTCTAATAAAGGCATAATAGATAATTTGTGTAAAATAAGCAAATGGGTTATTTGATTTTTTAGGATTAAAGTTTTTAAGATATTGTAAACAATTTTCTATACCATCAGAAATCATATCATCTCTAAAAGTATAGTTAATAAAATTAGGTCTATAAGATAAGTGATTTGCTATCTTTAAAAAACATTCACCGATATAGTTTGTAACTGGTGGTGCTTTTCTATTTCTTTTTTCGGCCTTATCACACTTGTCTTTGTACTCAATCATCGCCTGTAGAAAAACTTTGTTATCTACATAATGTTCGGATTTTTTTCTTGTTTTAGTCATAATTATATAATACTACATTTGGTTGTTTTTGTCAATGGTTTGTTATATCATCCAGTTATAGATGGCTCTTAGTGCTAACAATAAGTACATAAGTTCCATTAGAGCTCTAGGTGTATCTTTATCTTTGATTCCCATATATATCCATATACTACAGGATACTGTTGCAACTGCCCATCCCATCCATTGTGTGTTAGGATTTGCATTTGATAGAATAAAAGCCCCAATCATAGCAAGTATAAACCCGAGCCATCTCATTCCATCTAATCTTTTATAAAATCTAATTTTCATAGGTGCTTGACAAGTGAGTAAAAGTTGATATACTACCTATGTGGGTTGATCTCCAGAGATCCAGCTACCCACTTTAGTGAATCTTTTTACTTGGCATTCTTAACAAGTCACTTAACTCCTTCACATCTTCTTCATTATAGGAATGGGAATCTTCTTGTTCAAGTTCTTCATCCGTCATATTTCTTTCTATAAATCCTGGTAACTGTTGTTTAGCATTTTTCAAAGCAATAGTAAGTTTACTATATCTTTCTGTAAACGCTGGTGTAGCATTACATATTGTAATTATTTTGTCTATTGGGATCGTTACTATTTTTTCATCTGTAAAACCAACCCAGCGTACTAAAGCTATATAATCAGATATACCTTGTTCAGTAATTCTAGGAACATATTTGATTAACATTGGTTCCTGTAATCTTAACAGCTTTGAATTTTCAGGTAGTTGATTTTTATGTAAAGGAAACTTACAACAGATTTCTTCTCCAGAAACCAGCCTGATTATCTTAACTGACTTTGTATCAATACGATCAATCATATAGCTATTTATCTTTCCTTAACTCGGCTAATATACAATGCGTACCACCTGTTCTTGTTTTAATGTCATAGTTTTCCAAAGCAGCTGAAATGAAATGTTTTAAATTAAAGCCGCCTTTGTTTTTATTTTTATTTGTTTCATTAGGTATATAATCATGGAAGACAATATTAAAAGTATTTTTTGTTCTTTTTAATATTTCCTGACAATCACCTGAACCTATTGATGCATCAACAAATACAAAATCAAAGTCTTTGTGATTATGTTCTTGCCAGTAAGTTTGACTTTCACAGATAAACCTGTGTACATTATGGTCTAATCCAAAATGAGTAAAAATATTATTTCTATCTATGGTATAAACTGTAGCTCGATTTGCTACCAAGGCAGCTGTACTTTTACCTGTACCAGTACCTATTTCTAATATTTTATATGAGTTGCGACTTTCGTATAGTAAAAATTTAAAATCTTCATCCGATATCATTTTAAATCCACAGTATGTATTTCATAGTTAAAGTTTTCTCTATTGTAGATATTAACTCTTTCCTGAAAATGGGCTAAGGTAAAATTCTTTTTATCTTTATAGGTTAAATCGTCAGAAATATCATAGACTGTTGCTGACTGTTTTTTATCACCAACTCTTAAACCACGGCCAATACTTTGTAATACTCTTATAGGGCTTTTACTAGGGCTACTAAAAATAATGTTGTGTAAATTACGAATATTGATACCAGTGCTGAACGTCCCGAAAGAAGCGATAATAATTGCGTTATCCGACTTTTCTGTGATTGCTCTAATTTTTTCTCTATCATCTGTTTCTGTTCCACCATAAACAAAAAACACTTTTCGTTTAGGGTCTGCTTTTTCTTTAATTAAGTTAAATAAAATTTCACCGTGTTTTTCAACCAACTGAAACAAACATAAAGTATTGCCGTTTAGTGCTAAGGTAAGATTTCGTATGTATTTATTACGAGCCTTATTTTGAGTGAGATATTCTAATTCTTCAAAGTATTTTACGCCATATACCTTTTTAGATTCTTCTTCTGGATATCTTAAATTCAAACAAACTACTTTTAGGTTTGCCAACTGTTTTCTATCAATAAGTTCTTTTGTTGATACAACCTTGTTTACCATACCAAACAAACCTGTTAATACTAACTTATGTGTTTTACTATCATCTAAAGTACCTGTAAGTCCTATTCGATATTTACAATCTGTAAGTTTAGTCATAATCTTTGTTAATGATACGGCCTTAAATAAATGTGCTTCATCACCTATAACAGCACCGTAATCTTCAAAAAACTTTTTAGGCATTTTATATAATGATTGCCAAGTTGAGATAACTATTCTTTTGTCTTCATCAATATCATAACCGTGATATTTTCTACTGACATTTGTTTCTACATCATATCCATAGTCCTTAAAATCTTTATATAATTGTTCTACTAATGATGTTGTAGGTACTATAATTAAAACATTATTGTTTATCATATTTAAATAATGTCTTACCAACATATAGATAATAAGTGATTTACCTGAAGCTGTAGGTGATAATATAAGACCTCTATCGTATTCTAAGGCAAACTTAAACGCATTTATTTGATAATCCCGAGGTTTAATAGAGAGTTCATACTCTTTAATCATACCGTCTATATCGGCGGCTGAGACGTTGCTACGTGTCAAAATATCACTAGATTCAACTATATGTACGTTTTTCTTCTTACACCAGTCTTTTAGATAGGGATACAGACCAACATACATTTGACCTGTTGCATATGAATAAAGTCTTATCTTACCATCCCAAACTCTATTACGAAACTGTGGTGTAAACTTATAACCAGGCACCTCAAAAGAGAAGTAGTCTGACAGCTCTCTACGAATAGAAGCATCAGCATCTATTTTGATATAAACATCATCAAGCTTATCTACAATTATATTTTGCATATTAGACAAATGATTTTCCTACAATCCAACCTACTAAAGATTTTCTTATACCTTTAATAATAGGATTGACTTTGTGCCAAACAAAACTAGGAAAAACTATCATAGTTCCTACCTGATTATTATTTAATTTTATATACTTGTTTTTTTCTTGTTTAGGATTTGGTATACACAGTTCAAACTCACCACCTTCATAATCATCATTTAACAATAAAGTAAAACTTAATTTTCGTATAAGACCGTTTGAATATGGTTTATTGTGTGTGTCAATGTGCCAATCGTAAAAATCATTTTCTTTATAAACAGTATATTGAAAAGGCTCATATTCCTTTAAACCAAAGTTCCAAGTTTTGTTACATATCTCAATTGTAGATGATAAGGTATCTTCAATCCACTCATCTCTAATCCAAGACACAGCTGACTTACGATTATTTTGATTGCCCTCTTGTATCTTAGCATCAATTAACTTTTGTTGTTCTCCAGTTGCAATTATATCATTACAAATACTTTTTGAAATAACCGACTGATGGACCTTGTATGGCTCAGGAGTAAACATTTTAGATAATACCAGAAGTAAACTTCTTCCACTCTATAGCGTTTTTAATTTGAAATGTACGATTAGATATAATACGAATTGTTTTGTCTAAGTAATCTACAACACTTTGTATATAAGTTACCTTTTGTTCCAACTTAATTAATTCATCGTCAGCTTTTAAATATTTGTCAACGTCTTGTTTAAGTATTTTTAAATTAAAAGGTTTCTCTTGGTACACACTAGGGTCGGCTTTACCAGTATAATATTCCCATTTTTCTCTCAACAATCTATCTCTATCTTGTTCAGTTTTCTTCAATAGATTTATATATTGATTATGAAACTTACAGTACTTGTTGTGTAGTGCTGGGGTTTTTAATGATTCTAAATCTAATTCAGTATCATTTAATTTTAGGTCTTTTTCGGCTAATGCCTGCAATTCATCAAAGGTCATAATATCTCCATTATATCAGTTATTGACTATTTAGTCAATGGTTAACTTGTTGTTTCAATAGTAGCACTAGCACCTACATTTGCAAACTCATATATCTTATACTGAAATGTAACACTGGCTGTCAGATAATCCACGTCTGTGGCTTGTTGATTATAATCTAATCCAGAAAGTGAAATAGGATATACATCTCTAAATCTGATTTCTACGTTAGAATTGTTTTTACTTGTTAATACAAATAGCGTAGCGTCTGAATACAAACCACCATCGTCTGGTGCCATTTTTGATACTTGTCCAATTTCACTAGAGTACGTTTCGTTTGTTGTAGTTGGATATCTATCTGAGCCTGCACTTTGCAATGTTCTAAATTGTGAATAATCTTTTGGAAAGCCAAGACCTGTAATCCAACCGTGTATCTCTCTATAGTTTTCTAAATTTTCATCAACCAAAAAAGATATGTTTAAAGTATCATAATCAACCTTATCACCAGGCATTGGTACATCTTTTAATGGTGTAGCAAAAATTGAAGTGCCTAACGTAACACCAGGTATGTTTGCAGCTGTACAAAAATATTCTACTTTAGGAAGTTTAATAATACTAAATTTAAACTGTGTAGGGCTTGCATAGTCTAACTTTGTAGGTTGTCTATTATATGCATTTGTAGTTGTCATAATACTATTTATATGTTATCTAGGAAGTGTTCCTGACTCACCTAGTTTCTCTATTGCTTTAATAACCGAGTTTATATTCTCTGGTTTTTTACAAGGATTTTCTTCAGTTGATTCTTGTAATTCTTCACACACAGGTGCTTTTTCATCTACTTTAATTTCTTCTACCTCACAAGAGTTTGCCCAAGTAAATAAAAATAAAAATACAACTGTTATTACAAACACGTAAAGATATTGAGTAAGTACATTTTTCATAGTGATATTTATGCTAAAAAAAAGGGCGACTTTTTAGGGCCGCCCTTTTAAATTTGTTTGTAACAAGTATTACATTAAGTTAGAAATTTTAACTTTTCTGTAATATCTGTTTGCATTAGCAGCTGTTAAGCCATCAGCAGTAATGTTGTCAGACGCACCAGCACCAGCAAATGGGTTCGCTACTAGACCATATCTAGTTTTGAATCCAATTTTTGGTTGGAATGTGTCTTGGCCAACTGCTCTTACCATTTGTAGAGGTACATATGGGCAGTAGAATATACCAGCGTCATATGGTGAAGTACCTTTGTAACCTACTACAAAGTATTG